TAATTATATCGGATATTGCGGGAATATAACCTATTACCCCTCAACTGGAGGTACAATAGATTTAGGTTCAGTAATATTACCTTATACATATAACACAGAATATTATTATGGTCAATATGTTATATGTATTACTGAATTAAATAAGACTTGTGTTTTAAGTTATTTACCACCACCACCTAAACCAACACCAACAAATACTCCAACACCAACAATAACACCAACAAATACTCCAACGCCAACAATAACACCAACAAATACTCCAACGCCAACAATAACACCAACAAATACTCCAACACAAATTGAAGATACAAACTATTTATTACAAGAGAATTATTTTACATTAGACCAAGAAAATAATAATAAAATTCTAATCAATTAATTATGCCTAATTTACCTATATCACAATTACCCTTAGCATTATCCGGTCAACCAGAATCGTTGATGGTTATTGTAAACTACGATGTTATCCCGTCAGGAGAAACCAATTCAATTTATTTTTCAGCATTAACTCAACAATTTTCGGGTGACAGTGGTTCACCTGCGGTTATTATATTAGGTGGTGGTAATAATTCATCGGTTAGGTGTGGAGTTAGCAATACGGCATCCGGAAATTATTCGGCCGTATTAGGTGGTTGTGGAAACAGTGTTTTTACTGATTTTTCTACAGTTAACGGTGGTAAATTTAATCAAATTACTTGTAGTGGCTTTTCTGCAATTGGAGGTGGTTGTCAAAATAGTGCTTCCGGTTGTGCATCTGTTATTGGAGGTGGTTATTTAAATCGCGTTACAGGAAATTTTTCTACTATTGGTGGTGGTAGTGGAAACACAACGAATAGTTGTTTAACAGTGATTGGTGGTGGTTATTGTAATACTATTTCAACAGGGTCTACTCAGTCAACGATTGCTGGTGGTCGATTTAATATAATCAAATCTAGTTATTCAAACATTGGTGGTGGTCAAAATAATAGAATTTGTTCCGGTTCAACTCATTCAACAATTGGTGGAGGATGTGTTAATACAATTTGTTCTAATTCATCCTATTCAACAATTGGTGGAGGATGTTATAATGACATTTGTAACAATTCAAACAAATCAACCATTTCCGGTGGATGTTATAATAAAATTAAAGACGGTTCAAGCATTTCAACCATTGGTGGTGGGAGGTACAATTATATTATATCTGCAAGTGATGCAACCATTGGTGGTGGTTATGGTAATGTAATTAGGTCATCCAATTCAACCATTGGTGGTGGTTATTGTAATAAAATGTGTTCCAATTCATTATATTCAACAATTGGTGGTGGAAATGATAATATAATTTTCTCCGGTTCATGTTATTCAACCATTGGTGGTGGTGAAAGTAATCGAATTTGTGTAGATTCAAAATGCGCAACCATTGGTGGGGGTTGGGGTAATCAAATTTATTCTTGCGGGTCCCGTTCAACTATTAGTGGTGGAGGTGGAAACAAAATTTGTACATACGGTTCATTTGCAACTATAGGCGGTGGAAGTGGGAATCAGGTAGGTTATTATGCGACAGGTTCATCCATTGGGGGTGGGATAACTAATGTGATTGGTAGCTATTCAAATGGTTCAACTATCGCTGGTGGTTGTAATAATCGAACTGCGACTTTTTCCAACTTTTTTACCCCCGATGGGTCAGCTATCGGTGGTGGTAGTGGAAACACAACGACTAGTATTTTTGCTGTAATTGGCGGTGGTCGTAAAAATACAAGCGGATTTTATTCGTTTGTTGGTGGTGGTGATACTAATAATGCTAGTGGACAGTCTTCGGTAATTGGTGGTGGATGTTGCAACATAACAAATTCAAGGTTTTCATTTATTGGAGGAGGTCAAAGAAATATAATTCAATCACCAACAAACGAATGTTGTTCATTAGGTGCAACAATTGGTGGAGGTATTGGACACAATACTTCAGGTGGAACATTTAACGCTACTACTGGAGATTTAACTGGCACAATTACTTGTTGTAATGCTGGTAGATTATCTACTATTGGTGGTGGATTTAGAAACTGCGCAATGGGTGCATGTTCATCAATTCTTGGTGGTTATTGTAATACAATATCATCAGGATTTACTCACTCTAACATAATTGGTAGTAATGTTACAGCAAACAGAGCATGTACGACATTTGTTAATGACTTATCGGTATGTAGTTTTAATAGTTCATCAGGGTGTTCAGTTTGTGTTGGTTCAGATGGGTTGTTGGTGGTTGCACCTGCGATTACTAATGGTACATCAGGAACTAGTGGAACAAGCGGCGAATCAGGAACTAGTGGTTCATCAGGAACTAGTGGATTTTCAGGGGATTTATATAGAACAACATCTACAACATCTTTAACAATTCAAACAGGAAGTACTGGAACTTTTGTTGTTGGGACTAACTTAGGTTATAGTATTGCTCAAGATATTATAATATCATACGACCTCTCAAATCATATGATTGGTATGGTTGTTAGTTATAACCCGTCAAATGGTGATATGGTTGTTGATATTAGCAATATTACAGGTTCGGGGAATTATTCATCTTGGCTCGTTAATTTAGAAGGTGCTGCCGGAGGAAATGGTTCAAGCGGTTCTTCAGGGACTAGTGGGGCGAATGGTTCTAGCGGAACAAGTGGTTCATCGGGAACGAGTGGAGCCAATGGTTCTTCGGGAACGAGTGGAACAAGCGGCGAATCAGGTTCATCAGGAACAAGCGGCGAATCAGGTTCATCAGGAACAAGTGGAACAAGCGGCGAATCAGGTTCATCAGGAACTAGCGGTTCTTCGGGAACAAGCGGCGAATCAGGAACTAGTGGTTCTTCGGGGACGAGTGGAGCAAATGGTTCATCAGGAACTAGCGGTTCTTCGGGAACAAGTGGTGAATCAGGAACTAGTGGTTCTTCGGGGACGAGTGGTAGTTCAGGAACTAGTGGTTCATCAGGGACTAGTGGTTTTTCAGGAGATTTATATAGAACAACATCTACAACACCTTTAACAATCCAAACAGGAAGTACTGGTACTTTTGTCGTTGGTGCTAACTTAGGTTATAGTGTTGCTCAAGACGTAATTATAGCCTATGACCTCTCAAATCATATGATTGGTATGGTTGTTAGTTATAACTCGTCAAATGGTGATATGGTTGTTGATGTTGAAACAATAACTGGTAGTGGGTCATATTCAGGTTGGACGGTTAATTTAGAAGGTGCTGCCGGAGGAAATGGTTCAAGCGGTTCTTCGGGAACGAGTGGGGCGAATGGTTCATCAGGGACTAGTGGTTCATCGGGAACATCAGGCGCGAATGGTTCTAGCGGAACATCGGGAACATCAGGAACCAATGGTTCTAGTGGAACATCAGGAACATCAGGTGCGAATGGTTCTAGTGGAACAAGTGGAAGTTCACCAGTTTTACCACCATCAATATCATATGGTTTATTTGCTCAAACAACTAACAGTACTATTGTAACCAATACAATAACTGAATCAACACTTATTGGTACAGGAGTTGGTACATTAAGTGTACCAGCTAATGGTTTCAGTGTTGGTGATAGCTTTAGAGGTGTTTTTGGTGGTATTATTAATGCTAATAATAATCAAACTATTATAATTAGATTAAGAGCAGGGTCCACCATTCTTCTAAATAGCGGTATTCAAAGTCTTGGAAATAGTATTGTAGATGATGTATGGTCTTTGAATGTTGATTTTACAATTAGACAACTTGGAGCTGCTGGTGTAGCATCTGTCGTATCTTTAGGTAGTTTTCATTACACAAAAACTAACAATGCTACGGTTCAAGGATTTGGATTTAATGTAGTGAACAATACAACATTTGACACAACAATTGGTAATACATTAAATGTGACAGTTGAATGGGGAACTGCTAGCACAGGAAACAATATTTATAGTGATATTTTTGTATTGAATAAAGTAAATTAATAATGATAGATAACAATAATAACCACCAAGTTTAATCCAACTTATAAACTATTTATTAATAAAAAAAAATATTTAAATTATTAAGATGGAAAACAATCAAAATAACGACTTAACTGTTTGGCAAAGATTATCCAGAGCTTTTGGACCAAATGCTCTATTGAATCAAGATTACCCAACATATAAGTTAGATAAAAAAGAATTATTAAAAACCACATCTCAAGCCGAGTACGAAAAAGAAAAACTTCAGGCTCAACAAACTTATTACTTAGCAAATCAATGGACAAAAATTGAGAGTAATTTATATACTCAAGCAGTTTATTACGAGCCAACTCGTTTAGCCTCATTTTATGATTACGAAAGTATGGAATATACACCAGAAATTTCAGCAGCGTTAGACATTTATGGTGAGGAATCAACTACAGTTGACCAAAATGGTCATATGTTACAAATTTATTCAGAATCAAAAAGGATAAAAGGAATTATTTCAGATTTATTTAATAATATTTTAGACCTTAACACCAATTTACCAATGTGGACAAGAAACACTTGTAAATACGGTGATAATTTTGTCTATTTAAAACTTGACGCTGAAAAAGGTATTGTTGGTTGTATGCAATTACCAAATATTGAGATTGAAAGATTAGAACGAGGTATGGCAGCAAAATCGGCAAATGTTGATGAACCTGCTGAAAACAAAGGGTTACGATTTAAGTGGAAAGCTAAAGATATGGAGTTTAACTCTTGGGAAGTGGCTCATTTTAGATTATTGGGTGATGATAGAAAACTTCCTTACGGTACTTCTATGTTAGAAAAGGCTAGACGTATTTGGAAACAATTATTGTTATCTGAAGATGCGATGTTAATTTATAGAACTTCGAGAGCACCTGAAAGAAGAGTTTTTAAAGTATTTGTTGGTAATATGGATGATAAGGATGTTGAACCATATGTACAACGAGTTGCCAATAAATTTAAAAGAGACCAAGTTGTTGATTCTAAAACCGGAAACGTGGATATGAGATTTAATCAAATGGCGGTTGACCAAGATTATTTTATTCCTGTTCGTGACCCAGCGGCAACATCTCCAATAGAAACATTGCCCGGAGCTCAGAATTTAGCGGAAATTGCCGATATTGAATATATCCAAAAGAAATTATTAACAGCACTTCGTGTTCCTAAAGCCTTTTTAGGGTTTGAAGAAACTGTTGGTGATGGAAAAAATTTATCATTACAGGATATTCGTTTTGCAAGAACTATCAATAGAATACAAAAATGTATGATAGCCGAATTAAATAAAATCGCTATTGTTCATTTATTTTTATTAGGGTTTGAAGATGAATTATCCAACTTTAGATTAAGTTTAACCAATCCATCGACCCAAGCAGATTTATTAAAAATTGATGTTTGGAAAGAAAAAATATTATTGTATAAAGACGCTGTAACGGCAATAGAAGGTATTGCTCCTGTATCGGTTACTTGGGCTAAAAAACACGTATTAGGATTCTCGGATGATGAAATTAAATTAGATTTACAACAACAAAGAATAGAAAAGGCTGTTGGTGCTGAATTAACAAATACAGCAACAATAATATCTCACACAGGTATATTTGATAATATTGATAAGTTATATGGTAGTAAATCAGGAACAACACAATCAGCTGAAGTTCCGGCACCACCACCACCGGGCGGTGGAAGTAGTTTTGGTGGAGGTGATTTTGGTGGAGAATCAGATTTGGGTGGAGAACCTGAATTAGGAGGAGAAGAACTCCCACCAGCACCTGAAGCAGGCGGAGAAGCTGACCTAACTCCGGAATCATTTAATAGAAAAGAAAATTGGAATATCTTATTGGAAAGCGGTAATATGACTGATGATGATTCTTATATAGATTTATCCAAATCTAGAAATTCTTTAGGAGATATTTCAAAGGAATTAGATAAACTTCTAAATGATTGATATTTATAATAAAAAAAGAAAAATGACAAAATTTGGTATCTTAAAATCGAAAATAGAAAATGTATTATTAGAATCGTATAATAATGGAACATTTAAACAAGAAATAAAGAATTTTAAAAAACTGGTGTTAGAGAATAAAAACATCAGTAAAATTTTTTATATGTATGATGAATTAAATTCACCAAAAGCATTATCCGAATCATATATCGCCGAATATATTCACGAATGTATTACTATATATGAAAATACCGTAAATAAAATATCCACATCTGAAATTAAAAGTTTGAATGAGTGGGTTAAAGATTCTAAATCAAATGACGCTTACGATAATATTGATAACTTATTTTCAAGAGATGTTTTAACAATTGAATCAAGAATTAAAAGTAAAAAAATTATTTCAGAAAATTTAAGAAAATTACCTATCACTAAAACTGAAAGTGTTAATATACCATTAAAAGCAATGGTTAGTATTGCCAACCAAACAATTAATAGTTATATAGAATCTTTAAATGAATCCGATAAAGATGAATTGATTAAATTACTATCTGAAGACGATAGTAAACTTAATGAAGATTTTAATGTGATTAAAGAAAGTGTTGTGGATAAATTAACTAAAATGAAATCTACTTCAGATGATAGTTCAGTTAAGAGCAGAATCAATGATACCTTATCTAAGGTGATATCTGAGAAATACGACAAACTAACTTATTTTAAACTTAAAAGTTTAAACGAAACTCTTTAGTCGTTATTCGACTTAAACTTCTTTTGGACATACTTTGCCTTAGAAAGTTCAGCTCTTTTAATAACAGACTCTTTAACAAATTCTTTTCTTTTAACAAGTTCAGAACTTTGTCGAGTTTTTATTACCTTACTTTTATAAAGTTTTAAAGCTCGCTCAATCGTAGTGTTTTTATCTAATTTAACTATTAACATATAATACATATATCCCCATCTTTTCAAAAAGTTTTGACTATTGTGGTATTTTCACCTATTTTTTTAAAAAATAAACGAGAAAATATGGAAATTAATGAAAAAGGGGAAAACCTCACAAATTCATGGGTTTAAGACTGCTAAAATAATATATGGAACAGTCGACTCAATGAGTTTAAAATCTCTCTACCTAAACATCCAAACGTGGGTAGAACCAATTTACGAAGCTAATAACTGGACAAGGACAGTTCTTAATATGAGTAGAGGTATAAAACATTCAGTCTATGAATCATTAGACAAAACAATTTTTGATACAAATTTCATTGTTGACTTGGATTTAAGGTCAAGCGGTCTAACAACCGGAAAAAAATCTTTTATGAATTTAGAAATTAATTTTTTTATAATTCAAACTGATATGGACTTTAAATCCGATGAAATTAAAAATTCGTTAAAAGAAATTATTAACCAAATCTTTTTAGATAACTTTTTAGAAAATGAAAATTTTAAGTTTTATCTAACAAAAAAAATCAAATCGGAGGTGGAACCAGTACAAATTGAGAATGTTTAATATTTATAAATAAAACATTCAAGATGAATTTAACAATTTTAAAACCAAATGAAATAGGGAGAGGGATATTAATTGAAGAAGATGCCGGATTTATTTCACCAACAGATAAGAAAAATGCTGCGATGATTAAAGAGTCTAAAGAAGATTTAGACCATTCAAAACCTTTTGAATTTTATGCGGTTCTACAAAAATATAATACACCAAATAGAAATGGTAGATTGTATCCTGAAAGAATCTTAAAAAGAGAGGCCGAGAACTATAAAAAGATGATTAACAAAGGAACTGCCCTTTCAGAATTAAATCATCCTGAATCATCGTTAATTGATTTAGATAGAGTATCTCACGCAATTACAGAGATATGGTGGGAAGGACCCGTTTTAATGGGTAAAATAAAACTATTAACATCTCCGGGTTTCCACGAAAGAGGGATTGTATCAACCAAAGGTGATTTAGCGGCAAACTATCTTAGACAAGGAGTAACATTGGGTATATCTTCAAGAGGTGTGGGGTCTCTTAAAAAAGTGGGTGAACAAAATGAAGTACAAGATGATTTTGAATTAATCTGTTTTGACTTAGTTTCATCACCATCAACACCGGGAGCATACCTTTTTCAAAATCCTGATGATAGGTTTAATTTTGATGAGAATTTGGAAGAAGAGAAAAAAATGAAAGTAGAAAGACAAGTTGGCGAATCTGGAAACAAATCGCTTGACTTAATGAAAAAATTAAACGATTATTTAGGATACTAAAAAAAATTAAACATTATGGACGAAAAGTATTTCATCGCAAAAATTACATTGGATTCAGTAGATACTGAAACAGGAAAACTTAAAAAGTTAAGAGAAGAAAAATTAGTTAGTGGTTATAATCCCACCGACGTAGAGGCGAAAGTCACTAAAGTATTTGAAAATTATTCTATGGAGTGGAGAATAACCGCAATCGTTGAGAGTAAAATTAACGAAGTTATAGAATAAAAAAATTTTAATTGATTAAACTAAAAGGAGACATTTTGTCTCCTTTTTTTGTTTTTTACATTTTTGTGATATTTATTAATAAATAAAAAGATGTTATGAATATTAGTACAAATGTGCTTTTTTCATAATTTCATATATTTATATATTAAAATAACATAAAACAAATGGCAAAAGAAAAATCTTTAGTTGAAGAAGCTATCATCCAAATGAAAAATTTGGAAGAAGCGGTAGCTGAAAATGCAAAAGGAATACTTGCTTCTACTATGAAGGAAGAAATCAACGAACTAGTAAAAGAATCTCTAACTGAACAAGATGAAGATGAGATTGAAACTGACATTGACATGGAATTACCTGACATGGGGGACGAAGAGTCTGACGATGAAGAAGGTGATGAAATGGATATGGATAACCTTGATATGGACGATGACGATTCAGATGATGAAGATGTTATCGACCTAACTAACATTAAAGATGACGAAGAAATCTTACGTGTATTCAAATTGATGGGACCGGACGATAATATTGTTGTTACTAAAGATGATTCTGGTAACATTAGTATTAAAGACAACGAAACTGAGGCTGAATATATGGTTGTTACAGAAGGTGAAGAAGATGACGATGAATATCAAGAATTTGATGAATCAGAAGAATTTGATGAATCAGATGAATCTATCGAATCTATTGTTGAAAGAATTTTTGGAAACGACAACGACGAAGAAGAGGAATTTTCTTTTGATGACGAAGAAGAAAGTTTTGACGATGAAGAAGATTTTGAAGAATTCGATGAGTCTGAAGAATTAGTTTATGAAATTGAAATGGACGAACAAGACGAAGAAGACGATGAAGACGAAGAAGAGGAAGAAGAGATGAATGAAGATGACGATATGGGTGACGAAGAGGAGCCTGTTATGGAATCTAAAATGTCTGTAAAACCTAAAGGTACTGGTATCGGAAGTCCTAAATTCAAATACGATGCTAAACCAAACCAAGGAAAAGGATTTGATGTGAAGAAAAAAGAAGCTCCAAAATCAGTTGGAACAGGTAAAGCTAAATTTGAATACAAAGAAGGTGAAAACCTTGATGGAGAATTTAAAGACATCAAAAAAGCACCGGTTAAAAAAGCGTCCGTTAAAAAAGTAGAAACTAAAGAAGCTGCTCACACATACGGAAATGGTTCTAAATCAGGTAGAGGATTAAGAAAAGGAATTACTCCTAACAGAAATCTAACATTTGAAAATACAGAATCAAATGAATTAACAATTCTTAGAGAAAAGAATGAAGAGTATAGAAAAGCTCTTAATGTATTTAGAAATAAATTGAATGAGGTTGCAGTATTTAATTCAAACTTAGCTTACGCTACTCGTTTGTTTACAGAACACTCAACGTCTAAACAAGAAAAAATAAATATCTTAAGAAGATTTGATGGTGTTGAAACTATTAAAGAATCTAAAAATTTATATCAAAATCTTAAAGATGAACTTTCAGTTAATACAAGTCAACCAATGAACGAATCGATGGAAAGAGCAATTCAAAAAGCTCCGGTATCAGGTTCAGCGATTAACTTAATTGAATCAAAAACTTATGAAAATCCTCAATTCCTTAGAATGAAAGATTTAATGAGTAAATTAAAATAAAAATAAACTAAAAATTAATAAAAACCAAAAAAATGGGAGCATTATTAGAATCAGGTCTAGTTGGTAACATAGGGTTAAAACACCTTAAAGTTATTAAAGAAGACACAATTAACAAATGGGATAAATTAGGATTCCTAGAAGGACTTAAAGGTCACTTAAAAGAAAACGTAGCTCAATTATATGAGAACCAAGCGTCTTTCCTAATCAACGAAGCTACTTCTGACGGGTCTTCAGGTTCATTCGAAACTGTTGTATTCCCTATCGTAAGAAGAGTATTCTCTAAATTATTAGCGAATGAAATCGTATCTGTACAAGCAATGAATTTACCAATCGGTAAATTATTCTTCTTTGTACCTAAAATTCAAGGGTATGATAACGGAAGTGCATCTGAATCAGGTGAACACTATGCACCAATCGGTTCTCCAGGTAATTATTCTCCAGCTAACAATGGTGCAAACCAAGGTTACGGAACTGACGCTGGAGCTTACAAGAAAAATCTTTATGATTTATTCTATGAAGGAAATGAAGGTCAATTAGACCCTCCAGGATTGTTTGATTATTCTAAAGGACAATGGTCAGCAGTTACTGCAACAACAACAGTTCAAAAATGGTCTAATGGTGGATTAATCGATGCTGATGGAGCATATGATGATTCTAACGTTAGAAAAATAATCGTTAAAATGACAAATTTCGCTAACACTGGTGCTGGTAAATTAATCGGACCTGATGGTAACGAATATGATTCTGAAACTTTCTTATCTGATTTGAAAATTTTCGCTAACGGTACTGCTACAGATAGTACTTGGTCAGGAGCTTCTCCTTGTGATGTAGTATTTAACGCTGCAGGTACTGCTAATTCTTTATTGTTCAGAGTTGTTACTCAACAATATGGTAAAGGTATCGTATCTTACGGTGGTCAATCATCTACTACTTGGGCAACTAATGGTAATGGTGGTAGCTACAATGATATCTGTGATATCGAAGGTACTATTTACTTAGAAGTTGATTTATCTTGTCCTGTATGTATTTCATGTGGCGCTGACTCTTTAGACGGTTACACAGGAACAACAATTGAAACATTAGCAAATAATGACTTCAGTGCTGTTTTCAGAAGATATAAAGAATTAGAATTTGAAGATAAAATCGGTGAGGTTTCTTTCGAATTAGATTCAGTTACTGTTTCTGTTACAGAAAGAAAATTAAGAGCACAATGGTCTCCTGAGTTAGCTCAAGACGTTGCGGCTTTCCACAACATCGATGCTGAAGCTGAATTAACAGCTTTATTATCTGAACAAGTTGCTGCTGAAATTGACCGTGAAATCTTAAGAGATTTACGTAAAGGTGCTGCTTGGAACTTGAGATGGGATTACAATGGTTGGAAACGTTTATCTTTGACAACTTCTTATACTCAAAAAGATTGGAACCAAACATTAATTACAGCAATCAACCAATTGTCTGCACAAATCCACAAATCTACTTTAAGAGGTGGAGCAAACTGGATTGTTGTATCTTCTGAGGTTTCTGCTATCTTTGATGATTTAGAGTACTTCCACGTATCTAATGCTTCTCCTGAACAAGACCAATATAACATGGGTATTGAAAGAGTTGGAACATTGGCAGGACGTTACCAAGTTTACCGTGACCCTTACTTCCCAGCTAACACAGTGTTAATTGGACATAAAGGAACATCATTGTTAGACACAGGATACATCTACGCACCATACGTACCATTACAATTAACTCCTACAATGTATAACCCATTTAATTTTACACCAATTAAAGGGATTATGACGAGATACGCGAAGAAAATGGTAAATAATCGTTTTTACGCACGTATCACTGTAGATGGTGTAAGAACATTTGACTTAAGAGAATTGAGATAATCAAAAATCTTATTATATTTAACAAAAAGAGGACATATAGTCCTCTTTTTTTATTTATAGAATGGGTTAAAAATAAATGGATTATAATTTGACTTTTAAGTAATTATTATTATATTTATATAAATATGATACTATGAAAACCAAATTAACTCCTGAAATTATAATTAACATTATTGAATTATATCAAACTGAAATTCCGAGTACTCATAAATTAGCCGAAAAATTTAAGGTTGGTCATAAAAAAATTAGTCAAATATTAAAGGAAAATAATATTGTGATTAATAAAAAAGGTGGTCAAATCCAAATGGGAAATAGTTTTGAAATTGAAACCACAAAATCTAACTTATATACAACTTCAGATACCCACGAATTAATTGCTCAATGTAAAAAAACTAATATGGTAATTAAAGACCCCAATAATTTATCCGGTAAATTAACCAAACATATTATTGAGTTATATGGAGATGTATGGATTCCATCCAATACTTACCAAAGAAAAAAATACGAATTAATTAACGACAAAAAGTGGTTTGAGGAATATTTCAACATAATTAAGATTGAAAATTCTCCTACAAGAAAATGTAAATTATGTGAGTGGGTAACAGAAGACACTTCAAATAAAACAGGTTGTTTTGAGACACATATAAGTAAATCTCATAAAATAACATTAGATGATTATTTATTAAAATTTCCTGAAGATATTAAACATCACCCAAATTATATAAAAAAAACAGAATTAACCAAATTTTTATCTAAAAGTAAAAATTATGTTATTTGTAAAATTTGTGGTGAAAAAATGAAAAGTATATCAAACACTCATTTAAAAAATAAACATAATATCACAACATTAGAATATAAATTAAAATATCCTAATGAAAAAATAGTTTCAACATCTATTTCTGAATGTTTAAGTGATTTAGCGAAACTAACAAACATTAATATGACACCTACTTGGACATCAAAAGGTGAGACGGAGATTAAAGAGTTTATCGAAAGTGTTGGGTTTATGGTTAATAAAGGTAAAAATCGTAAATTATTAGATGGTAAAGAAATTGATTTGATTGTTGATGGTACCAATATTTGTATTGAGTATGATGGATTATATTATCACACAGAAAAAATGGGAAAAACTTCATCATATCATCTAAATAAAACAATAGAGTGTAATCAAATAGGATATAAATTAATACATATTTTTGAGGATGAATGGGTTGTTAATACCGAATTAGTTAAATCAAAATTAAAACATTTATTAAATGTGAATGATGGTGTTAAAATTGGTGGTAGAAATGTTGTCATTAAAAAAATAAATTTAGAAGATAAAACATTTTTTTTAAATAATAATCATATACAAGGTACCGATAAGTCAAACATATATTACGGGGCATATTATAATAATGAGTTAGTTGGTGTTATAACATTTAATAGTCGTAGAAATATGACTAAAAATAATGACGGTGAATTTGAATTAAGTCGATACGCAACAAAACAAAATTATTTAATTAGGGGGTTAGCCTCTAAATTTATTAAACATTTTATTAATGAGTATAACCCAACATCAATAATTAGTTTTGCGGATAGAAGATGGACAATTAATCCGGAAAATAATCTATATACTAATTTGGGGTTTAATTTAGTATCAATAACAAAACCAAATTATTATTATTATAATTCAAAAATTAGTAAATACAAAAGATTTCATAAATTTGGATTTGGTAAAAATAATCTTAAAAAAAGATTTCCGGATTTAGACTATAATAAAACGGAAAAAGAACTCACATCTGAATTGGGTTATGACAAAATATGGGATTGTGGGTTATTTAAATATCGATTAGAATTATAATAAATTATTGGATATTTATATTAAAAGAATTTTATGAAAAATTTATATTTCTTGGATGGAGAGGAAAAAGATAGGATTTTAAATCTTCACGAGAGTGCAACAAAGAGACAATACTTATCAGAACAGGGTTTTAATTATAACGACCCATTAGGGATGAATGCGCCTATAAAAGACACCGCAGTCCAAGGACCTGCGGGTGACCCATATCAATATAAGAAATGGGGTGATAAATTTTGGTACGCAAAAAAAAGTGAAGGTAATACACCAAATTGGATTGAGGTAAAAACATCAAAAGGTATTGAATCCGTTAAAAATAAAATTTATGGAGCTTCACCCAAAACAACCGTTGAAGTACCTAAAAAAAATAAGGTTTCTAAAGTTGCTCCGACAGTTAAAAACACAGAACAATCCAAAAAAGAAAAAATTAAAAAAATTTCTAAATACAATTACACGCCAAGAATTGACCAAGAACTTAAATATATCGTAGATAGAGATATGGATAATAAACCATTTTTTATTTATGACCCTAAAGAAAATTTAATTTATTTATTTGCACCATCTACTGGTTGGTTTTCACCACCAACTTTAGTTGATTATACTTCAGTGGTTGACGGTGCTGATGTCCAAAAAGACGCTCAACCGTTTACAATTGAGGATTGGTGTAAAGTTAGTAAAAAAGATGGTAAGTTTTTATTATCTGAACCATATAAATGTACTGACCCCACAACAGGTAAACCATCAGAACCAATCTATTCAAGTTTAACTAAAATTGCTGCTAGATTTTTACCTAAAGGGATTTATAGTATTAGTAGTTTAAGTAGTGATAAAGGTTATGTAGGAAAAGGTAAAAATGTTCTTCATTTAAAAGATAGTGGTGGTAAAAACATTGTTAGTGCAATTCACGGAATACCGGCCGGATTACCGGATAGATTAACTGCAAGTGCGGATTTAGAATCTTTATTAAAAAAACAAATTTCATCAGGGAAAGTACCCCAAGAATATTTAGATTCGGCAAAATCTATTGCATACGCAAATCAAAGTTTTGGATGTGTTGGGGTTCCAGCTAAATTTATTGATAACCCTAATGTTAAAAAATTGGCACAAAATGCTAGACTTTTTGTTATGGGAGAAACGAAAGGTAGTTTTTTAGTTCAAAATTCTACAGAATTTTTTGATAAATTACACGGAGATGGACAACAATGTGTAGACCCAATTATGTTGGCTCAAAGTATAGGAGAAAACAATACGGGAGTTGCGTAATTTTTTGGTTAATTAATTAAATTTCGTATCTTTGCGGTATGAAAAATTTATATAAAATAATCATTGTCTTGATAATTCTATTAACTTCAACAAGTTATGTAGGATTAACATCAAAAACAAAAGAAATATCTATAGTGGTTATTGGGGATTTTCCCAAGAATGATGTGGTATTTGTTCAAAACAATCTTAAAAAGTTTTATAACTGTAAAGTTAATATTCTACCAAGAATTGATGTGCCCGTAGAATGTAAAATAAAAGGATTATCAAAGTATTCATCGGTTAAAATAGTGAAACTACTTAATACTAAATTTAATAATACTAATGGTAAAGTAGTCGCGTTAACTCAATTAGATATTTGTACTAATAGACGATTAAATGGTAAAACATTTAAAAATTGGGGGGTGATAGGTCTTTCATTATTAGGGACTAAATCCTGTGTTGTTTCTAATAAAAGAATGAGAACCAATTATTACGGTAAATTAGAAAAAGTCGTTATCCACGAAATAGGACATACTTTAGGTGTCCCCCACTGTAATCACAATAAAAAGTGTGTTATGAATGATGCGAAGGGGAAGGGTTCGACAATTGATAATGAATCAATATGGATGTGTGATAATTGTAGAAAAAAAATAAAATATTAAGAGACTTCGGTCTCTTTTTCTTTTTTAGATAAAACCCTAATTGATTTAGAAATCACTTCGGCTTCACCCAAAGAGTATATTCCAGAATGGAAGGCGTGTCTAACGGCGTGTATTAAAAAGTAGCTAGCTCTATCGTTATCCATAGTATCTAAAAGAATATCTAAGTGTTCTTCAGTGTGTAGGGGGATTGATTCAAATAGTTTTCCGAATATTTCAGGTTGTTGTTCCATATTTAATTATATAAGATATTTATAATTATACTATGAAAAATAATAAAATACATATTAACGAGGGAACAAGTGATGGTGGGGGAAGAGGTTCTTATGTTGGTCCAATGCAACCGGGAATTAGAATATTTAAAAAATCTGATATGCAACCGTTTAATATCCCTGTTTCTAAATATGATGATGCGATGTTGGAGTATGATAGTTATGATGGGTCTATGGATGAACCAAAAAAACAAATCAAAAAGATTGAGTCTAAAGCTAAAAAAATTTCCAAGTATATGGAAAAACATCCGGAGTTAACATCAAGTGATGAGGACGGTAATAGTATTAATCAGAGTCCTGGTAAAAAATTAAAGATTGTACCAATCGTTACCGAATGGATTGAGATAACACAGGACACCATATCCGAAGATTTAACCTCAAATGATACTTCGGGTCGGTTTAATAAAATTGTGTCCGGAAAACCACTTAATATTAACCAAAATAAAAAATCCCAAAACGAATCGTTAAGGGATTTAATTAAAAAGGTTTTATCTGAAAAATACTAATCTAATTTAGATAGTATTGTTGATAAAGAATGTTTTATTTGAGAACTCATTTCAGTTTCAAATTCTTGTCTAATCTTCTCGGTTTTATTATCGTACATAGTTGTAACTCTTTCCCAATTTCTATTACTAATAACAACATCATAATGATATACGTGATTAGTGATACTAATTTGTCTATCTTGTAAAACAATAAATAATTCTAACTCACTGTTCTTAATATACCTCTTCATTGAGAGGGGAGCAATTAAAAATTTAGAACTTGGGTGATTAATTAATTTTCTACATACAGATGTACATATTCTTTCATTATCCTCAAGTATTGGTCTATCATTACTTGTTAGATTTCTGAAGAATTTAACAATCTTATAATTAATTTTTTTTCTTAATCTTCTTAAAATTTTCATCATTTTTATTTTTATATTATTTGACAAAGATAAGTATAAAAACGATATAAAAAAATAAAAATAGGTTTTTAATTAAAAATTATTTCCTTGTTGTGGTGCTGAGGTATATACACCTAAAGATGTTGTCCCTAATTTGGTTGCAATAGTTCCTAATACAACGGAATCATCGGTACCCCAATTTGAAAGTTCATCACTCGTTAGAGTAACATTTGAAGATAATAATTCTTGAAAGTTAGAAACTTTATCGTCGGTGATAGTTCCATTTCCGAAAGTCACTTGGAAGTTAACTCTTGAAGCTCCTAATGTGTATGGTCTTGCCACAGCAAACATTAAGTCCGCTGATTCAGTAATTGCTGAGAAAGGTGTTACTTGTGTTGTTTTTTCAGCTGCTGGTGTAATTTGTGCGTATAACATAATTTTTATTTATTTTTAATTGTTTAATCCGTTTATCCCTCCTAATGCGACTGCGTTTAACTGAACAACAGCTTTACCAAACTCATTTGTGTAAGTTGGGTGAGGGGGTGATATAGATATAGTGTTACCGCTACAATCTAATACACATACATTATATTCAGTACCCGCTGATAATGGTGCTAACGCATCTTCTACATTGTCAAAGAAAAGTATAGGTGTTATTTGTTGATTGGACATAATTATTTGTTTTTTTTATTTATTTTTAATAGTAATATTTTAATAATTCATAACATTCAGTACCTTTTAATGTAAATATAGGACCTTTCGTGTTTATATCTGAAATTGAGTTAGGTGTTAATAAAAATTGTTTAATTGAATCTATATTAACCCCTCCATCTCTAACATAAAAAATCGATTTATAAATCTGACCACATTCATCACAAGTATTGTATGACGTTGTGTTAGTTGCGGTGAATAATGTGAATCCAGTACCAACATTTAAATTTGGTGTTGTAATAACATTACCAACTGTACCACATACTGCGACTCTATCACTTACGTTTGCTTTGATTTCATTAATTGGTTCATAATTTTTTGATACAAAAATATTAGATGTTTTTCCATCACAAGTTGTAAATGAACGTAATACATATTCTTCACCAATAAACAATTCTAATAAACGGTCAGTAGGTGAAGTAAATCCACCACCAACTAATAACGCTCCTGAAGATAGTAATTGTGTTGTATAAGTCACTGCGGATATCTCAAATGTAAATGTAGTGTCTAAAGTACCGTCAGAATTTAATCTTATTAAACTCGATGTAGTATGACCTGTATTATTATCACCATAATAAGTAAATAATCCGCCAACCATAATTTTATCATTTGGTAATACTGTTAGAGCAAAGGCCGAACCACCTAACCCACCGATTGGACTATCATCCCAATTTTGAGTCGTAAATGTTTGGTCAATTACATATCTATTATTAACCTTAACTAATCTAACAATATTTTGTGGAATCCAAGTTTCGTTATAATCTCTAAGGTCGTGACCATCACTACCACCAATTACAATTAACTTACCATCCGGTTGTTGAACAATTTTATTAACTCTTGGTGTACCACCTGTGTCTTGATTAAATCCATTACCAAAATCTGGTAATATATTACCTATTGGTGATAATTTAACAATACCACCTACATTAGTTCCACTATACGAACTAAATTGACCACCAACAATAATGTTTTCTGTATAAGTTGCTGGACTATTTGTAACATAGAATGGTGTGTTTCTAATTGTTTCTATGTTAATTGTGTGAACATTACCATTAAAATTACTTGGATTAAATGTGGTATCGGGAGTTCCATCAGAGTTTATTCTTAATATTTGAGGAGTAAACTCTCCACCAACAACAATTTTACCATCTATTTGAACAGCAATTGCTCTAACTGTATAATTAAAACCATTTAATAAAAATGTATCATCTAAACTTCCATCAGAATTTAATCTAGCGAGATTACCTGTTACCACACCATTATATTCATTAAAGTCACCACCCACTAATATTTTACCATCAGATTGTAATACTAAAGCCCATACTATATCGTCAAATCCGTCTCCGATAACAAATGTTCCATCAATATTACCATTAGAGGATAATCTCATAAAGTTATTCATTGGTAATCCATCATATTCTTCAAAGTTACCACCAACTAATAATTTACCATCAGGTTGTTCTACTGTTGTATATACAAAAGTGTTACCACTACCAAATCCGCCGTCGTTAAAATTTTCATTTAATATTCCATTTGGTGAAATTTTAGATAAACCTAACTCACAATCTCCATTATCAGCAATTTTTATTGTGCTATATATTTCCGGAGTTCCACCTGAAATAAATTCATAAGGACCTATAGGTAAGTAATTACTAATAACGTTAACTGGACTATTTTCAGTTGGTATCAATATTGTTGTATAGTCATAATACGCCGTATGTATTAAAGGATATGTCGTTCCTGATGATATACAAGAATTTGCTTCATAAATAAGACCATTCGCCTCAATTGCGTCATCACAAGATAAATATGTCACATAATTAATTGGTTGGATGTAATCCCAAACATCTCCAAAAGGTCCAGTCCCTCCAGACCAAGGAATAACATCAATTATTGTTGCGGCAAACTTTAAGAAAAGAATCCCCATTTGTTGAATAACTGAATCTACATAAAATATATCACCAATTTCAAATCTATTATCAACTACCCAAAATGGTGTTGATGAGAAATCACCCAAACAATCTTCAAATACGACTATTTTATAATTTGATGTATAAGCTTCTTCACAATCAACATAAGAGTTAATTGCAACATACTCAATAATATTAGATGGATATGTTGGAACTATATTACCACATACGGTTATTGATGGATTTTGTATTCTTTGAAAAGAGTATGTTTCATTTCCTGTTAACGGAGTCATAGAACCAACCACATAAGTAATTGTTTCATCTATTAAAGGTTGTACACAAGCCTCAACTGTGTAAGTATAAGGATATTCTAAAATTGAGTTATTTATTCTACCAAAATAATTTAATAAGTAAGGTGCTCCGCCTTCTTGAAAATATCCACCAATATAAATTTTATCGTCAGAGTCTAATTCTATAGAATAAACAATACCATTAATACTTTCATCATAATCAAAACTAAAATCAAATGTGCAATCTGAGTGAAATCTAACAAGTGCATTAATGTTTAAAAAATTATCATTATCTATGTTAAAAACGCCCATTTCACCACCAATCAAAATTTTGTCATCAGATTGAATAGATAATGAATAAATGTCATTATCGAATCCATAACCAAATCTTGTGTCCATGTCTCCGTTAGCACCTAATCTAACTATATACCCATTATATAAATCAATATTGTTATAATAATTAAACGCTCCTCCAACAATAACTTTACCATCAGATTGTAACGCCAAAGTCCTTACCATATCGTTAAATCCGTCTCCAACAACAAATGTATTATCTATACCCCCATTTGAGTTAATCCTAACTATATTATTTGAGTCATCACCGTCATATTGAGAGAAATCACCCCCTAATATAATTTTACCATTTGGTTGTAATACCATATCGGAAACAGTACCATTAACACCATTACCCGTCCCAAAACTTAAATCAGGATTACCATTAGAATTTAATCTAATAATTCTCGTTGCAGAAGCAGTATTATATTCCAAAAAAGAACCGGCAACTAATATTTTACCATCAGGTTGTACTATAATCGTTGATACAGCATCATTAAAACCTTCACCAACAAATAAAGTATCGTCAAACGTACCATCAGAATTAAATCTCATAATCCCTGGTGAATACCGAGTGATGTCTTCATAGTAGTATTCAAAATTACCACCAATTACAATCTTACCGTCAGACTGTATATCAATAGTACCTACCCACCCATCTAAATTCCAACCTTCGGATTCGGCTTTATCTGTATAATAAAAATCAAAATCAGGTGAACCGTCAGAGTTTAATCTAATCAAATAAGGGGCGAAATAGGTTTGTTCATCGTAAGTATAAGAACTAAACAAACCACCAACTAAAATTTTACCATCAGATTGGACTTTAACCACATTTACCTCTTCATTAAAACCTGTGTTAGCACTATATGGGAAACTTGTATCAATTGTTCCAGCGGTAAATGGAAGCCCGTTACTTTCTAAACTAAAGTTTAAAGATAATCTAGATTGTCTAGATAATTTTGTTGCCTTTGTAAAATCAGGATTTGGTTCTGTTTTAACTCTTGTTACAAGAGGTTGTTGAACTCCTGGTGTTAATGTTGATTTTTTAGGTCTATTACTATCTATAACCACAGGTCCTGTAATAATTTTAGAATTTTCTTGAGGTGAACTTTGAGTTCTACCACTAATATTTAATTTTGATAAGTCAAAAGTACCACTCCATCCGGTAAAATTTAATTTGTTTGCCATCTTTGTTTTTTTATTTATAAATATCTATTTATTCTGAATACTTTACATTAACAATCTGAAATTTGATTTGTTTTTTGTAAGTGTTTATTTCCCCACTGCTAATAACTTTCATATCCACATAATATTCGTTAGGAATTTTATCTCTTGTGTCAAACATAAAATAATATTCATTGGGGGTTCTGTTTATTTTTGTCCAATCTTGTACCTGAACTTCTGTTTGACCTTCCCTAACATATATTCTATAATAAGCATCTATATTTGGGAGTAATTTATTTGTGGTATAAGCTTGTTTTATAATTACACCAACTTTTCTTATATCGGAGTTTAAGATTTTTTCATCTTGTTTTAATCCATAAAAGTCAAATCCGTATAATTTAGGTTCAGATGACACAACACCCATTTGAATTGAATTTTTTAATGGGTATATGACAAAATCGTTAGTCATTTGAGGTAATCCAAATCCGTTTAAATTTAAATTATACCATCTATCAGAAAATGTGCAAGGTGTTTTATAACCTATAAGAGGTGGAATAATTACTTCATAAACACCTTTAGTTTTTCTACAAGTACTAAGACCAATAAGACCAGATATTTCTGTACCTGTCGCATCTAAAATATCAACAGATGGATTATTATCTAAATTAATTGGATTACCATTGTCAAAAAGATATAGATATAATTTATTTACTTTCCCCAAACTAAAAGAATTTCTATCATCTTGAATTAAATCATCGTAAGATGTTTCTAAAAATGGTTCGTAAAATGTTTGTGTATGACGAGTAAAAAATTGAACTTCGTAGTTATCGGTAATACCTGTTATGTTCTCGACTTGTGGTTTGTAAGCAATTCCCCATCCTGAAACATTAGTTAATTGACCGGTTAGAATAGCATTAATTTCATCTGACATATTAAAACTAACATTTTCATTACCAAATTCAAAATGTTGTGTATCAACAATGGTTAAACCACTATAAGGAACATTACCAATATTTTGGTTATTATATATACCCTCTTCTTCCCAAGTACCAATAGTGGTTGTTTGAAACCAATTTGATGGTCTATCAGAAAAGTTTTTATCAGATGGACTATAATCGTAAATTAAATCAGCGAAATCATACCCAACACCTTCATCCCAAACTTGGGGTTGGTCAGGGTCATTATCAATATACGGTATTCTAAATAAGATTAAATCAAATGATGTTGCTCTCATTCTACCTTGAGATGTGGTAGTATTTAATAGTTCTTCATTAAATGATGAGGTATTCACCATTCTTAAAATATGTGTTGGAAGTTCACCACAATTTAAATTTATGGTACCATCAGAGACTTTTTGATTTAATAAGGTAAAATCTAAATCAAAGATAAATCTACTATACCCATTTGGGTATTGAGAACTAATAACTGAACCATAAAAAAGCTCGGTAACCGGATTTCTTCCAGTATTTACAAAGCTATTTGAAGTAAGGGTATTGTTCTTGCTAAAATACGAGTTATTAATTGACATTTAAGTGTTTTACTTATAAATATCAATTAATTCGAATATTTTGATTTAGTATGTCATTTTCCGCATTGGATAAGATACTTTCTATCTCAAAACTAGTTTGTCCATTACCCGATGCAACCGGAACTGGTGCCATTGTTGCAATTGGGTGTACGTGACCCGTAACAAATGCAAACATTTTTCGGAGTAATATCATCAATTGGTCTCCTCTAACAACAGGGTAAGTTTTATTAAGAATACTTCCTTCTCCTCTAACAAATTTATCTTGGGGAATACCATAAAGGGTTTCTGATAAATCAATTAAACCTTTTGGTCCTGTAGAATCGTGAGATAATAAATAAATTCTTTGACTACCTAATACCCCATACGTTATATCAGAATTATTAAAATCGTTTAATATTGAAATTTCCTTTTTTTTATCAAATTGTGGTCCTATAAGTGGAGCTCCTTTTGAATTTGTTGTTGATATTAGAAAAAAACCGGTTTTAGTTTGTGTTGAATTACATTTAATCTTAGAGTAAAATTTAATGTAATTTGTTGCGTCAGTTATGTTTGTCGGATTTGGATTAGAATTATTACCTATTTCATAAGATAATTTTGACGGTGTAACAATTAAAGGTAGATTGGTTCCTTTTACAAAATTTTGAGGATTTTTAACTGCGTATCCCGGAATATCAATCTGACCGTTGAAAACTGAAGAAATAAATTTATTAATTTTATTAACACAAGTGTCAAAGTCATCACCAACAAAAGAATAACTTTCAACTGCATTTGTATAGTTAGTTCCAACACTTAAAGATGTAATACTTTCCGGTTTAAAATTTTTAGTGTTAACTGAAATACTTGGTATTACATTATGTAAACTAACAGTTCCGGTAAAATTAAAATTACTCTCTAAATTTGAAATATCCCATATTATCATTTTTTTAACCATATCAACAACTTCCTCAAATCTAGTGTCCATTGTTGGTGTTCCAGGAATTTCTTGTGTTGAGAAATTAGATAATTGTAAAAACCCTCTTTTTGTATTGACTTCCGGTAATGCTCCGGTAAGAGGTTTTGATTTTCCAGCTCTAATTATCACTTCTTGTTCTTTCACAAGAACATCTGCAGAACCTCTACCCAATAAAGCGTTATCACCTGGCTCAGGATAAATACCCTTATTTAAAGTTGGGTTTCTATATTCACCATTTTGATTTTTAATTGATATTCCCTCTTTTATTTTATCACCTGACGCTAAAAAAGTTTGAGAAGCGTTAAATTGTTCAAACGATGTTTTTGTTGGTGAAGAAAAAGGCCCTTGAATATAAAATTGATTTTGATTTGGAAATTTTTTGTTCATATAAATTATATGAACATATTCGTCAATTTTAGGTGTTTGACTAAGATAAAAAGGTAATAATGGCATAAAGACAATTGGGTCTTTACTTGTCCATTTATCTGTCTCTTCAGACCAATCAGGTACTGCACCAATTATTGCGGAATAATCTTTACTTTCAGGTAAAACACGTAAACGACCAAGCATAGTGGGGTCTTGGTTGTCGTATACTCTACCGGCAAATAATATTTGATACTTATTTTGACTATCTATTTGCATTATTTAGTATTTGTTCTTTTTTGATATTCTTTTAAAATCGTGTTATAGGTAACCTCAACCTTATCTAAATGTTCTGTTAATTTTATAATAGTTTCTTTTGTTAATTTAAAATCTTCTTGAATAAAATCCATAACAAAAATTAAATCTTTGTTTGATGAAGATTTATAATTTTTTATAATATCTAACGCCTTTTCTGATTCTTCTATTTTTGTCATAATTATATTTTTTTTCCGAAAGATTTCATTGGGATAGTTAAACCTGCTGGTGTCATTGTTAATGGCCCTATAGCTATCTCTAATTTACCATTTGAATCTTCTTCTTTTGCCATGGCTCTCATTTGCCCAAATTTTGATAATATGTCTAAATTTGGGCTCCCATCTGGTAATGCACCTGTTGGGACCCCAATTTTTTGAAACTCCTCAATAGAACCAATAAAAGCTCTTGATGCTGAATACCCGTCTAATAGTTGTGACGCGAATAATAATGGTAATGGTATTCCACCACCAAGACCAGGTATTGATGATGTTATTAACGATAACATTGATAATATTTCATCGACAACGCTTTTACATCGTCTCCAATCACTAATAAAACTTGATACAATTAATAATAATTGTACTAATTTTAAAATCATCGTTAATCTTTTATCAATTTTTTCTTTTATTAAATCAGTAATTACTTTCTGAACTAACGCCATTATATCCCTTTTAATTAATTCAAATAATTCTTCGATAAATATTGCCCCAACTTTTGAGATAACATTAATAGCAAATTTCTTAAACTCTTTAATAAAAGTCATAAAAGAATTAATTAAATCAACAGCAGATTGACCTAAAGATTTTAACATAATGTAAATTGGTAATAATATTTTTGGTGATAATAATGATGACGCAATACCTTGACACATTAATTTTATAAAATTAAAATCAACAGTCGCTTGTACATCTATTTGAGGTGATAATCCCCATATTGGGTCATTAATTAATGAGTTGGTTAAATTATCCATAGCATCAACTAAATCATTATCCGGTACAAAATTTAAATTGTTTAAATCGTCAAAAATTGCGTTTGCATTCACAGGAACTTTAATATTATCACACCCTTCAAATTCGATAACCCCATTTTTTATATTTGTGATAGTCTGTTCTATTTTTCTTAAATCAATTTCGTTAAATTCAAAAAATGATTCATCAACACCATCTAAATCGGCTAATTTGGCGATTCCACTAACATCAATTTCTTTTCTATTATCAAAACATAATCCTAATATTCTTTGAACAATCGCTCCAAATTTAGTTTGGTCACCAATTTGACCAATACCTGCGTTAGCTTTAATTGAGGCAGCTCCTGACAAGGCTTCCATAATATTTGCCATTATATTTGTGGTGTCCACAACTCTAATTGTTTTGAAATAATCCATCATAAATTCACCGACTTTATTTGGTGTCCCGGCTCCAATCCCAATACGGTCTTGTAATGTTACTTTGTACCACGGTCCGGTAACACCTAAATCGTTTTGTTCAACATATTGTATGTCAAATAAATCTTTACCCGATTGTCCTTTATATAGTTGACCATTAGTAGTTGAGTATGGATTACCATTTTGAATTAATTCGTATAATTCTTTATTCATCGCAAATGGATAATTCTGTACATCTATTGGTTGTTTTTCGTACAATGGTTTTCCATCGTCTTCGGTTGGTGATAATTTTAAAAGATTAATTAAATCGATTGATTTAACTTTAATATATATGGTTTGGGCACTAAAAGATTGCTGTTGGTCACACCCAACAGCGTTTAAGGCCTCTTCAGATAAAATTTTAGCAATTTTAGGTTCAATATTTTTAAGGGCGGTTAAAAATAATCTTTTAACATATTTAGTTGAATTACCCCCCTTACCTCCAGTGATTTTATTAATGTCTAATAATTGTTCAAGTTGAGATTTAATCTCTTTTTGATATCTTTTAGATTGATTTTTTAAATTTTGGATTTGACCAGTAATATCTGATTTTGCCTTATCAAATGATTCACCCGCTTTTTTAGTGGTATCATCATACTGACCTTTTAAATCGGTATATGACTTTGTTGCATTTATTTTATTTTGAACAGAATTATAGTCAAAGTTTAAATCTAATCCCATTTTAAATTATTTTTTCATTTTATAAGAATCAGAACTTTTGGATATGTCTTTTTCAATTAAGGTTTTTAGTAAATCGTCGTCATCACCTAAATCAGTGATAGAAAAACTCTCACCACTATTATTGTTATTAGATTTTTCCCACATACCGGCTTGGAGTTTAGAAAGAGTCAATTTTTTCTCAACACAATCATTAATTATTTTTTGTTGTTTCTCAATCACAGGCCCTATGATAGTCATATCTTCAGGTTCCTTCATCATTGTTAACATTTTATTTTGAATTCTGATTGCGGTATTTCTTTGTTCCACTAATTCATTATAAATTTCTTGCATCAATGATAACATTGATTCTTTAGATAAATTAATTTCGTTTTTTTTCGGTCTTGCCATAATGATAAATATTTAGGTGTGTGATTTATTTAACCATATTTTGAATTAACACCAAATACATATTTTTAAATTTTTTCATAGACCCTCTGATTTCTTTTGTTGTTAAGTTTGTCATCTCCCGTAACGATAATAAAATAATGTTTTTATTAAATTTATTATTATCATTTCCTATAAAAATTTTATCATAATTCTCAAATATTTCGTACAAAGCGTGCCCCAATTTAATTTCGTTTTCTGAAAGATTACCATCTTTAATTAATTTTTCTAATTCTAATAAAAAATGTCTAATAATTCTTTCGGGGTCTAACCCATCGTTTTCTATACTATATGAAAACATTTCATTATTTTCTATGCTGGTTGAAATATCCTCGTATGAGATTTTTCTATTTGTTTCTTTTTGGTCTTTAATGATTTGACCCATTAAATAATTTTTACATATGGTACCAAAATAAGAATATGCCTTCTTTTCTCTAGAAGGCTTAAATTTTTCTATCTTGGTCATTAAAAATGAATGAGTGTCTACGTGAATTTCGGTGAAATCCATGTCTTTTCTATATAATTTGTATCGACGAATAATCGAGGATATCATTTTATCTAAAGGTTGTTTTAAAAACTCATTATAAATTTTATTTCTTTCTTCATAATCCTCGGTTGATAGAAATCTAACAACCGCTAATTCTTCCCGAACATCAAAATAATTTAATTGAGTTGGTTTTCTACCTTTCTTTTTTAACTCAACAACGGTATCTCCTGTTAAATTAATTATTTCACTCATTAAACTTCTTGAGGTTCGTATTTTATGTTTCTGTCATTAATAAAAAAATATTCTTTTTTTGCTGAATCAATCCAAAACTTAATCTCATCATCGGTTAACACATTTTCACCATTTTTATAATTCCAAAAAATAGACCCTTGTCTTAAATTTGTATGTTTATAACCTATTTTTGGGATTGATATAATTTTTACCGAGTTATGTGTCATTCTTAAAAAGAATTCATAACCAAAGGTTAATTTAAATGATGACTTAATTAATCCAAAATCAATAAATGACGATTTTTTAATCACCATACCAGATGTTTGGAAATTTTGATAGTCAAGTAATGTTTCATTAGTTAATACACCCATTTCTTCAGTAAAATTGGCCGCAAAAGTTGCTTCATTCGTGAATCCGGCAAATTTACCTGATTCGTCAGTATCTACAACGATTGGTAAAAACGCATTTACATCGGGATACGCTTCACTGTAAAGGTTAACATTTTTAAACCAAATACTAGAATATTCATCATCAAATTCAAACAACGAAACCCATTCTGAATTTGAATTTCTAACACCATAGTTTATTTGGTCGGCGTAGTTAGGGTCTTTAGTCCATTCATATTTTTTAACAGTTAAACTCCCAAAGTCAAACTCGTTTAAATAATCTGTCAAATAACTTTCGTTAGTGTGAACAATTATTAGTTCATTTATTTCTACTTTTTGATTTTGTAATGATAGTATACATTTTTCAAAATACTCTGCAAATCCTAATGTTTTACCTGATTTTATTGGTAATATTACGGATACATCAAATGTTTTAGTTTCTTCCATATTATTCTATTGTTTCTAGTTTAGATAATTGTTCTTCAAATGATTCTAATCTAACAGACAAGTATCTTTCAAAAAGGTTTATAACTTCAGAGTTGAAAGTTTCTTTGGTTGATAAAGTCTCAACGGTTTTTAACATTTCACCTTCTAAATTTTCATTAATACTATCTTCTAACCAATTTTGTAAAAAGTCAGAAATATAATCAACTATTTGTATTTTATTATTAATCCAAATACCATTATCTTCATTCATCCATTCCGGTACTAAATTAGGTGCTAGCCCTAAAACCGGAACATTACATTTCATAGACTCTAAAGGAAAAGTACCGTATGAACTCGTTTCGTCAATCCAAACAGAAAGAAAACACTCTTTTAGAGCTTTGGCAAATTCAGTCTCAGATAATCCTCTCATATCTCTAAATGTTACCCATCTATATTGAGGGAATTTAATATAAAAAGATTTTATTATGTTAGTGGAATCTCTTTGGTCTCTCGCATGTATTGCGATTATTGGTTTTGATGGTAATGTGTTTGGTGTAAATTCATCGGAGATAAAAGGTTTTAATATATCAAATGATACATTTCTCATAATATTTTCTAAATATTCTTTTTGAATCTCTGATGTTGTTATACATTTAAAAAACCCTAATTGTGACCAAGTTTGACCTGGTTGTAAAGTTTCTAATATATGGTCATATGCTTGGCATAACACTATTTTACCACAAGGTAATTTGGAAATTTGACTCATTACAAATCCGTAAAGTTCTGGTAAAATAATAAAATCTTCAGGTGAAACTTCTAAATTTTCACCTTCAATTGGTTTATGAGGTAATAAATCCATGTACTCTTGACCTAACCAACTTTGAACTCCTGTGTAGTCAGATTTTTCGTGTAACATAATTACATTATAACCTTCGTTTAATAATGATATACCTAAATTATAGATATAAGATAAGGAAGCCTTTGCATTACCTTTAGTGTCTTGAACCAAAAGATAAATCCTTGATTTCCTATCTTTCATGTTCTCTATAGATTTCTCTATTTTTGAAATTTGTTCTTGTGTCATTGTGTTATAATTTATTTAGTAAATTTTTATATAATAAAGTGTTAAAAGCTAATTTAAACGGAATCGATAATTGACTAATACCTTTAATTCCTAATTTATCGTCAATTTCTTCCTGTTCGTCCATTATAATTTCTAACATTAATTTAATTGTTTCGTATTTTATAATACTAATTGCCGTACCCTCTGTTTCTCCGGATGATGATACTTTCTCTTCTATTTGAACATAAGCATCAATTTTATCTAAATCCAAGTAATAATTTTCACCTAATACTTTTAACATTCTATAATTTTTTTTAATTTATCTTCCAGTTCTTTAATTGATGTTATTGAATGGATTGTGTTAATCTCTTTATTGTACTCCGTCTCAAATTTTATTAATATTTTATCTGAAGGATGTTCTAATAATAAGGTAGGATTTGATGTAAGTAAAACATCAATTTCACTCCACATAGAATTTATTGTAGAATTACTATAAAATTTTACTTTTTCTAATAAACAACCAAATTTTGATAAGAAAAATAATGATGCTGGTTTAGACCTACCGATTTCATCAGACACAATTAATAACTCGTGATTATCTCTTAAATTTACATATAATTCGTTTAACTCAGTAAATGTTGAATACTCCGATGACTGTGAGTGACCAAATATTTCCATCGGGAATTCTTCATATAAAAATGAGAATAGTTCGTCATCATCTTGAAATTTGAAATGGTTTTGTAATGTTAGTGATGTTACTGGTAAAGACATACCATAACTGAATATCTCATCTTCTATACCGTCAGTTTTATCAATATAATATTTTTGATATGTTTGTTCTATTTTATTAATAGTGTTTCTTAAAACACCATTAATTTCAATTGCTATTCTCATCTGATTCGTTATCGTATTTACGTAATATTTTACTAATTAAAGGATTTCTTACAATATCATTCTTATCTTTAAATTCAAATGTTGATACGTAATCATCATCTCTAAATTTTTCAATAGCGTCCCATAAACCACTATGTGTCTTATTTTTATATTTGTCTGACTGTTCTACATCACCAGAGATAAAAAACTTACTATTATATCCAATCCTTGTTAAAAGTAGTTTCATTTGACTTGGAGAAGCGTTTTGTCCTTCTTCAAAAATTAATATAGAATTATCTATATTCATACCTCTCATAAATGCTAATGCGAATACTTCAATAACTTCAATATCTTTTAATTTCTCCCTAGCTTCTTTACCTATTATTTTATTTAATAAGTAATAAGATGGAAAAATATATGGGTCAAGTTTCTCCTCAACATTACCGGGCAATGAACCTAATTTTTCTTCAGCTTCAACAGCCGGTCTAACAATGATTATTTTCTCGTAAGAGTTTTTTGGTTCAGAAAGTAAATCAATTGCCGCTTTCATTGTTATATAACTTTTACCAACACCCGCAGGTCCAGAACAAACAGTAATTTCACTATCAATTAAAGTGTCGTAATACTTTTTTTGATTTAGAGTTAAAAACTTTTCTTTAGTTTTTCTCTTAATGATTTGACCAATTAAATCTTTTTTATTTACCGGTTTACCTGTTGGTTCAGGGGTAGAAGTAGTTGTTGTTGGTTTCTTTTTTCGTTGTTCAGCCATTTTATAATTGTTTTTATTTTATAAGAATACTTCTTTTAATTTAAATGTCTATGTTTTAATCATTAAAATATGTTTGTGTAGTCTCTCTATATTATTAGAAACAAATGGAAATAAATTATTCTTAAAATCAAGTTGTAATTTTTTTAAATTTTCAGGGTCATCATTTCGAGTTTGACTTTCAAAATGATACGCCACTAAGCTAGTGTCGCAAATATTCCGATAACCTAATAAAGTGGATTTTAAATTTAATTCAACATCCTCGAAACAAGAAATGTAATTTTCGTTAAAATAACCTAATTTTTCAAAAATAATTTTTTTAATCATCAGTAGTCCACCTGTTGAACCGATAACATCATTAACTTTATATGTTTTAGAATAGTATTTATTTAAGTCTATATGACCTACTCCAAAATTACCAACAGAATCAAAATTGGCGACAATACCATTATGTTGTATTGTGTTATTTCCGTAATGTAATCTACATCCAACAGTCCCAATTTTTGGATTTTCTTTAAAATGTTTTAACATCCCGTAAATAACGTTGTTAAGGATTTTAATATCGTTATTGCAAAATAATAAAAATTCGTATTCATCGGTTATATGATTTTTAACCACATCATTATTAATTTTTGCAAAATTATAATAATCATACTCAATTAAGGTTATCCTAATATTAGTTTGGTTATCTAATATAAATTCTTTAATTTCTTTTTTTTCAAAATCTGACGACCCAGTGTCGGCAATAAATACATCAAATAATTGGGGATTACAATTTTTTATAAAAGAGTTTACACAGGAAAATAATAAGTCTGTCTTACCTTTTGTTGGTATAATTACAGCAACTCTACCAATATTTTTTAATTGTTTTTCTTTTATAATTGGTATATGAACCTCCAAAGGTTTTAAATCCAAAGGTAATTTATTACCCCATTTTTTAATGAACATATCTTTTGATTGGTAAAATTCTATATTAGGTTTACCAACGGATTCGTGAGTAATCTCAAAAGATGAGGTAACACCAATTTTAATACCATCTAAGTAATTTGGGACACAAAATAAATGGTCGTAAAAATGAAATTTACCTATTGTCTCATCAAATTGATGTTTAACTTTTAACTTATTAAATGATATGAATAACCCGTCAATAGTCACGACAGGTATTAAATAAGGTAATTTTGATGAATAAGTGCTTAACCACTTATTCTGTCCTTTAGGGTGGTGATAAACTTGTCCAACCATTGTTTCATTCATTTTTTCCCAGTAAACCCCTGATTCCGGAAAATAACAAGAACCCGCTTTACCTATAATACCATAATCAGGGTTTTCGTCAAAATCTTTTAATAATTTCTTACCCCAACCATTTTCAAGTTTAATATCGTTATGACAACATACGATAATATCATTCTCTGATTCAGAAATACCTCTATTGTATAATTCGGATAAACTATATTGATTGTGGTTAATATATTCTAATATTTGAATATCTTTTAAACCTGAACTTTGTAACAAATGTTGTCTAAATTTGTTATTGCATGTTCCGTCTTTATGTGTTGAGTATATTATTGTTATCATATTATTTTTTTTCAAAAACCATAATAGTATTCCTAAAATATGAACATTTATCTTCGGGTAATTTTCTAGCTATTTTGCTTACATCTTCAAGATATTTAAACCCTAATCCCTCAATTAAAGGGATTATTTCATCGTTATTTAGTTCGTTAAAATGACCATACCCACCTTGACCTCTTACCGCCCAAGACATTATTAAGTGCTTATCACAATTATTAAAAATATTATTTAAAAAAGTTTCTTGGTATTTTTCGGGAATATGTTCACCAACCTCTAAACATATGATAATACCTTTTTCATCTAACATAAATGGTTCTGATAAATCAAGTTGTAAAATTTCAAAATCTTGATTAGTATTCATCGGGTCTGCTTCGATACCTTTTAATTTTTTAAACCCCTTTAAACTTAAATCGTTTAAGTAATTTCCTAGACCACAACCAAAATCATATATCTGATGGTCTTTATATTGAGATAAATAATCCGATATCCATTTACTTAAATTTTCACTGTGTATGTGGTGTGACAATGAGTTTTCTTTACTCCAATATCCTGTTTCGTGTATCATATTTTATTTTTTTTATTTATTTATTTTAACGAACCAACAGTCGTTATCAATTTTATCAATTTTATTAAAAATTTCATTAACCGCCATTTTAACACCTGGCCAACTATTATTATAATCGTGACCTGACATAATCCCACCATTCTTTATTTTAGGTAACCACGATTTAATGTCTTTAATAACAGACTCATAACTATGTCCAGCATCTATAAAAATTACGTCAACACTATCGTCTTCAAAAAATTCGGATGACTCATCTGATTTACCTACAATAACGTTAAAATATTCTTTTAAATGTTCGGTATTTTTAATGAATTCTTCGTACATATTTGAAACAATAACGTTCCTATAGGCATTTACCTCATTTTCATCATTAGAACCACTATCGCCTTCAAAGGTATCAATAGTGTGAAACTTAATGTTCTTATCTTTGTTGATTATTTCAGTAACAATAAATGAGGTTGATTTACCTTTATATGCACCTAATTCGACAAATATTCCACCTTCCGGAACTTCATCTAATAATTCAAGGTATTGGTTTTCCATATTGAACCAACCCTCTAAATTTGTATAATTGTGGTTAATTTTATCTTTCATATTAATTTAATTAATTCTTTTTGTTTATTATTATAATATTTAATTATACTTTCTGACGAAAAATTATAATGGATTCCCCATCCATTTTTTTTATTATCATCGCTTAACCTTAAACCAAACATTTTATGTCGTTCTACGGTATAATTAGGGCTAAGATATTTGTAATGAAGTAATCTATATTTTTTTTCGCTGTACGATATAACACAATTTAATTTAGGTTGTGGTCGACAATGATGACACCCCGGAGAATAATTCATTTTATCAATTTCATTTGAATTAAACATTATTGACTTATCAAACCCAAAATCTCGAAATCCCTCATCTAATAAATTTAAATCTTTATCCTCATCAAAATTCATTATAGAATATCCTTCAGTTTTAACGATATTAAATTCTTCATTACATAAATCATTCTCATTAATTTCCAATAATTCATCACAATCACAAACAATAACCCAATCTGTTTTAGATGTCTTCCAACAATTATTTTTAATTTTTAAATATTCGCTATCTGACAATGTATTATTTGTATCGTACAAAATAACATTACAATCTAATTCTTGTGCAATTTCAGTTGTCCTGTCAGTTGAATAATTATCAAAAATATTAATTTCACAATTTGGAAATCTTTCTCTGTAGTGATTAATAAAAAATTTAATTAATTTTTCTTCGTTATAAGTTATTGTGTATATCGTTATCATATAAAATTTATTTTAATTTAAACCAAGACCCGTCACCAAATATTTTATCCGGAGTACCTAGTGATTCGTTTATCGCTACTTTAACACCCGCAATATGTGGATGAATTCTAATAAATTCATCTGTATTATAATCATGACCAGAGATAACTTTTTTAGTTAACGGCTCCCAATGTTTAATATCGTTCATAACACACTCATATTTATGACAAGCATCGATATAAACCATATCACATTCAATTGTAAAATCGGTTGAATACCCTTTTAATTTTGTAATGTTATTTACAGACGATAATCTTAAATCAAATTGTTTTTCAACATCAATATAATCGGCATGACTAGCAGAATCAGACTCATCAAAACCACCCTCCCACGAATCAATACATATTATTTTCCCATTAGGAAATTCTTGAGAAAAAATTAAACTACTTTCACCCATATATGAACCAAGTTCAACAATTGTCGGAGAATCTCCTAATGTTTTTTTTAATTCTTGACAAAACAATCTTAATTCATGTTCTGACTCATAAGGTCTCATTACCACTTTTAAATCTATTGAGTTATATCCCTGTACTTCCAAATCCATTTTCACCTCTATCTTTTTCGTTTATTTTATTAACTTCTATCAAGTCAACCCACCCCCCATTTACAACAGGACATAGAACAGCTTGTCCTATTTTCATACCTTTAGGTATTGTAAACTCAAAAGGGTTAGTGTTAAAAATAATTCCTTTTATTTCTCCAGTGTATGACGAATCTACTGTTCCTGGAGAATTTAATATCATAAGACCCTGATTAATGGCTAACCCACTTTTGGTTCTAACTTGAATTTCATAACCATCTTTAATGTCGAAGGATAATCCTGTTGGGACTAAAGCTCTTCCAAATGGGGGTATAACTACTTCATCAATAGAATGTAAATCAAACCCTGAATCACCTTCGTAATTGTATTTAGGTGTTACGGCATCGGGATGTAATTTATTAAATTGTAAAGGTAATTTAGTTCTATGATTCAACATCTTTTCCTCTAAATCTTTAATATCAACACCTAGTTCATTCATCATTTCGGTCATATCCAAATCTTCAAAATCACCATCTAATCTTTGTCTTAATTCTTTAGCCTTTTCCTCTAAAAAATCTAAATTATTATATTCCATTATTCTAATTCTTTTAATTTTTTTATTACATCAATTAATACCAACACATCACGCTCACAATAAGCGGTGATTTCTGATAACATATTTTTATTCCAATACGCGTCGTGAACTTTATCTCCAGTAACATCACCTTCCTTTGGTGATGGAACATCCATACAAGAACACATTAAATCTAATGAACCAATTGCGGTGTAAGCTCCGTATTGCCAAATTTCTTTGGTGTCAATGGCTTTAATCTCCCAAGGTTTTGTATTGTAAGAAGGTAATATTGAGGATGGTTTTAATCCGTTAATAATCATTCTTTTTGCCAACATTGGGATGTCAAAATTCTTTAAGTTATGTCCACATAGATAAAAATCTAATTTACCACAACGATTAAGTAATGTTTGACAATCTTTTAATAATTTTTTTTCATCGTCTCCGGAGAATGATTGTTTTTTAATGTCCCCATTGTCCATAACAAACGCTACACTAACACAAACAATTTTTGAAAACTCGGGAACTAACGCCGCTCGGTTTTCAAAAACATAGTCTAATGATTCTCCAATATCTTCCGGGAATCTTTTTTGAAACCAATCAAAATATTTCTCAAATTGTTTTGCGACACTTGGATTGTTAACTTTACACTCGGTATAGTTTTTACATCCACCAACTGTTTCTATATCAAGAAACAATATTTTGGTTAAAGGTATGTTTATCATTTTATTATTTAATTAAAGATTTGTAAAATTCTGCCCTTGTAACCGTCACATTTTTTAAATCATATTTGTCTTTAACAGTTTCAAATAATCTCTCACCCAATTCAGTAATCATTTCAGGGTTTTGAACCAACTTTTTAATTGATTTAGACCAATCACTATGATTTCTATTTTCAGGGATTAAAATTGCATTACCATCTGTAAAATTACCATTTTTCAAACAATGTTTTAAATCAATTGTGTAAGGTCCAATTTCTGAAGCAATTAACGCTTTCTTATAAAACCCAGCCTCAATCACTTTTAATTGAGATTTCATCCTATTGAATATATGATTTTTAATCGGTGCCAAAGATATATCAAATTTTGAATAATTCATAGCGTAAGTTGTAACAGGTTTTGTCCAAACTCTAACATATGGTAAATCACTTGTTGATATAAAGTCTCTTTCTTTGAACTCTAATAAATGTTTTTTATAGTTCTCATCTATGGTTTTATACTTGTTAGTGAAAATATCTTCATATTTAGTCCAAACAGTTTCGTGAGGTAATATATCTCTTTTTCTTTCTTCACCTGTTTGTGGGTTCATTTCCGTTACGGTACCTCTAATATCAAACCCACAAATGACATATTGTAATTTATCATTTATGTCTTGATTTTTTTGAACAAAATCACCCAACAAATTTAAATCCTCAATGTGTGAACTACCTCCGAGCCATCCAACTCTAATCTTATCTGATGGTGGAGTTGGTTGATTAAATTGACCTTCTTTTGGATTTATAGCGTTTGGTAAAACTAATACATTTTTATTAAGCTTACGAATTTCGTTAGCAAATAAATCAGTTGTTGTTGTAACATAACTGGCTTCTTTTAAATTTGCAACAATTTTCTCGTGAATTTTATGTTTTACGATAATACTATGGATTGGGTGGTCTACCGTTGGTAACCAATAATCGTCAATATCAACAATAACAATAATTCCTAATTCTTTTAACCCTTTAATTATTTGCGCCGACACTTCGTAGTTATTACCAATAGTTCTATGAGCGTGAATTATCTGATATTTTTTCCAATAATTAATATCATCTATCTTTGGGTTATAGTCAATATCCACATGAAAATCATCGGGATATTGGTTTTGTAAAAATACATGAGGGTCTACCGAACGAAATTTTCCAACACCTGACGTATCTGATGGTAGAACTAATACATTAATTTTTTCTTTCATATTATTAAATTATAAATGAAAATATAACAATAGTTAATGAGAATATCAACCATTACTCCATAAAAAAACCCCCAACTTGGTAGATGAGGGTTAATCTTGAGAGTAAATAAAGTTAAGATAGTTTTTTTATCTTTGTAACCTTACCTTCAAATATATGTTTTCCAACTTTAAAAGAAAAGACTTCATTTGATTTTTGTGTTGATTCGGCAAGTATACCATTTTCTAACAACACTTCTTCCACAACTTCTTTTAACATTTCTTTTAATTGTTTGTTGTTAAAATTTGGTTGAGGTGATTGTTCTTTAACAACTTGTTTTGGTTGTTGAGGACCTTTTAAATTCATTAATTTTGAGGCTTTCTCAACTAATTCATCCGACAATACTGAACCACCCCCCATAGAGTTTGGTTGACTGATTGGATGTTCTATCATTAATCGTTTTATTTCGTCAGGTAATTTAGACGACATAACTCTATCACTTGTAAGAGGTTGTGGCATCGTTGGTGTTTTTGGTATTGACGATAAATAAGGTTCATTTGATGATGAATTTTCTTGTAAAAATTCTTGAGGTAACGAATACTTCGCTTGTGGAGCATCGTATGATTCCACTTCAGGTGAATTATATGAATTCATAGAAGGTAATCCCCCTCTTGGTGTTTGGTTATGGATATCTATCATTTTTTTAGACACCATTAATTTTTCCATTAAACTATTTTCGTTTGTCATAATGTTTTAATATTGTGTGGGTTCTGTTTGAGTTGGTTGCTCATTAAAAACCGCATTTATGATAACTCTTGTCATACTTTTATCTCCGGCTGTATTATAGCCGGGTTTTGGTGTGTCAAACTTTTCTCCGGATGGTTTAAAAGAGAGAATTTTATCTGCTCTAAAAAGTCTCCATCCTGGTAAGGGTTGTTCTCCTTTATAACCGGTGTGAGACGCTCCTTGAGTATCCCAAGCTCGTAGGACAGGGTTATCGGCTTTACTGTATCCGAAACATACAGGTTCTATCTCCCTTAATCCACGACCACCAGGTTCATCACCATCGTAGTAAATTATTATCTTGTCTTTATTTTTTATAGCATTGACTATTGAGTCAACTGACGCTACTTCTAAAATAAGGGACTTAAATGTATTGTAAAGTTTCATTAAGCGCTTGGTGTGGTGTAAGGTGCGTTTGGTTTAAAGGTATTCACTACTATTTCAGATTTTCTTTCTAAAATGTCTTGGATTGCTCCGGCACCTTGATTATAAACATCTAAATCACCACCAGTTCCTTTACCTTTAGTGTCACCATCCGCCAATGCGTCAGGATTAACCGAAGAATATTGGTTGGTTGTTTTATAATCATTTTTTGGGAATAATATTGCTCTTTGAGCTGTCGCAATTGACGACAACTTATTTTCTGGTTGAGCCAAGTCTATTGGGTCTAAATTTGCCATAACTTAAATTATTTTTTTTATTAAATCGTTTATTCTTTGTAAATTCTCAACAATTGCCGAATCATATCTATTCACGGCTGATTTATGTGATTGAGTTGGTCTATTCATCTTTGTCATATCATTTTTTTCGTGAGGTTGGATGAATTGATTTGGCAATACTTCAGACTTATTCTGTTTAGTATTCTCAACATTATCTCTCATAGAATTTAATGTGTCATTGACCCAATTTTTCACATAATGTCCACCATTTAAAATATGTGTGGTATCATTTTCGTGACCATCAAAATTATCAAACCAATTTTTCATTCGTTTTAATTGTTGGTATGTAATTTCTTTCTTATCTCTTAAATCTTTATTTCTTTTAAACCCTTCGGTTGTTTCATCCACTTCACCAACAGCTTGATTGCATTGATGTAAATATTCAATGACATCTTGGGGGATAGCAAAAGATTTTCCGTATAAATCCTTATTCATTTGATTTTAGTGATTTAATTAACATATTAATACTAATACCTTCTTTTTCAGCAATTTTTTTAATAGATTGAAGATTTTTCATTAATATTTTACTGATACCATTATTTTTGATAACACCAGAATCGTCTTTTGATTTTTTGGTTAAAATATCCTCAACCATTTTAGTCATTTGTTGTTTCTGTTGTTCTTCTATTGTATCTTTTTCAGATAATCTTTGTTTTAACTTACCGTCGTGTTTTTTTTGTTTTGGAAGTTTTCCAAATTCTTGAGCTCTTTCTTCAGGATTTTCAACACCCATTTTAGCGAGAGTTTTAACCGTATTATCATAATCCATATTTTCAGTTTCAGCATATCCAAATGCTTCCGAATAATCAACCTCATTTATCATCTCATTACCCTTTTCTTCACTCTCACCATAATAAACTCTATAACCTCTAGTGACAGGGTCGTTAGTTGTTCTTGCCATAGGAACGGTCTGGTCCATTGTTTTTCTTGGAGACAATGCGGTATTAATATATGGTATTCTAGATGTTAACATTGTTCCATCCTCATCAACAAATTCTTCTATTTCCGTTTTGGATTTAACATTCTTTAAAGTTTTAGTTAAATCGTCTTTTGACACTTTTTTCTT